CTACATCTAGGTTATATTCTCTCACTTCGACCTCTCTGTTCGCTGCGATGGGAATACAATCCCATATCCATGCTTTGTGTAAATTGTTGTTATTATCTTCGAGGACAACATAATTTGTTCCTCGTCTTTTTACTTGTCCTTGTATGTCTTCTTTGACATAATCTATTTTATCTCCTACGTTAAAAATCATCTCTCTAACGTATAAATCTCTTATTTGGTTTTGTTCAAACTCTTTTAATGATACTACTGGTTTCTCTGGAGCAGAATGCATCATACCGCCATATGAAGCAGCAAGACTAGGTTTAAGTCCCATACCAACTCTTACAGAACCGAATATTCTATCTACATCTGCTGGGTTTCTATATGTTGCAGGTAAACCTTTTTTAAATGATTCTTTATCGCCTTTGGCAGCGGCATCTCTCATCTTACTTGCTGACATTCCTACTGCACCATCAGCGTCTGGATCTCTATCGCCAGCAGATACAACTTTAATTGTATCAAAATCATAATAGCCGTGACGTGATTTAACTTGATTATATTTTATTAATATATTTTCAAACTCTCTAACTCTATCACTTCCTACAACCATTGTTACATCTGTAAAACCTTTTTTGTGAATACTAGTCATTAAATCTAAAACCATATTGGTAGGATTAAGTTCTAAATTACGTCTAGCAAATTTGAACATATCTCTCATAAATCTTAATTTAGCATTTGGTTCTAATGGATTCTTTTTACTATCTTGCGATCTACTTAAATATATTTTCTTTTCATCTGCTGGCAAAGATAAAACTTTTTGAATTAACTTTTGATGTCCAATCGTTGGTGGATTAAATCTACCAAAAGTAAATACCATAGACTTTTCTCTAGCTTCGTGTATTTCTAAATCTTGTACTTCTTTATCTGTAACCATACCATCTTCTAAAATCTTTTTACATTTCTTATAGAATTTTAGATAGTGATATTTTTCTAACATTTTGTAGATAACATTTTTAGGTAATCTATTTTTAACACCATAAGTTCTAATTTGATCTGGTGACATATCTGTATCAAATGCTGCTCGTCTTTCGGCGTCAACACCATCACCAATTTTAACTATGTCTTCCAAACTATCTTCTATTTCTTCTAACTTATCTTTTATCTTTTCTTGTAAATCTAATACATCATTTGGTGTAAGTTCTTTTAATTCGTTGTAATCTATTATATCTCGTTTGAGTTCACCTTTTACTACATCTAACTCTTGTACTTTTTTTTCAAAATCTTTTACATATAAGTTAGGGTCAAATGTAAATTCTTCTGGTCTCTTTATAAATTTATTATCATCTATATCAAATACAGCATCTGCTTTTTTGTTTTGGTCGTCATAAGTTTTTTCATCTGTGATAAAATAATAATTGATTGGGTGTTTAGAACCTGGAATTAATTTACCTTGTATGTTATTTGGATTTTTTGCTGATAGATATTGTTGAGAAAGTCTTACTCTTTCTTCCTCTTGTTTTTCTTTTGGTACATCAAACAATACATTTAAGTCTAAATCAGCATCGTTTCTATATCTCTTTGTAAGAATAGAACCTATCAAAGATACTTTTAATACTGGATATTCTTTTTCAAACTCTTTGATTTGTTCATTAATTAGCTTTTTAACACTTGGTTTAATTTTTGGATCTTTAGTATCAGCGTCATCAAACACAGCTGGCGCATATGTTTTTCTTGGTATATCTATGATACTTTCTAATACAAAGTCTTTAAATCTCATCTTCTTTTTAACTCTAATTCTTTCTTTATCCAACTTAACGCTATTCCGTTTTCTGGTTTAGTTCTTAATCTACCTCTAATAAATTTTGAGGCTTGATTTAAAACATTTGCTACTAATTCTTTTTCACTTCTATTATTATCTACAATTAACATTTTGTTAGGACTAAACACTCTTTGAAATGCTCCAATGTTTGCTTGTACACCATCCCAACTTTTTTTTACAATATATTCTGGTATTGATCTTGGTCGATTTTTATTTCTTTCTAACGCCACATCTAAACTAGTGTTTACAAATACCATATAACAATCATAACCAATATTTTTTAACATACTTGTTTGTCTTTGAACAAGTGGTAAATCTCTGCCTGTGGCATCTATAATTAAACCTAATCTACCTTGTACATATTGATCTAACATATTACCCGCAGTTGTCTTTGCTCTTTGTCTAATAATATTTCTAAAGTATTCTTCTTCATCAGGCATTTTAAGAGATAAGTTTGCTTTCTTTAAACCTCTTTCAAACGCAGAATCAGAGTTTACTACTTTTAACCCAGTACCAGAAAAGGCAGATTGTGTAACAAATGTTTTACCTGAACCTGGTCCACCAGCTAAAAAGAACGCCTTAAATATACCTGGGTCATAAACACCTTCATTCAAATAATGTCTAAACTCATTCAAAGTTTTACCCTTTAATCTATTTATTATTTTTTTTGCAATATCTTTTGGTTCACCACCTTCTGCTTTAACTTCTATGAAACCAGGTTTGTTTCTATAATACTCTACAACAGGACCTGTTTCTTTTTTGTATAACGCAATTCTATTTTTGATAATCTCTGGTTTATCATCTGCTCGTCCTCTTTTAGTTAATCTTCTTATAACTTCTTCTGGACTTACATTTAGATAAACAATCTTATCTATTTTAATACCTTCTTTTTCTAAATCTTTTACTTGTTGCATATATCTTGGATAACCATCAAATACAAAACCTTTATCTGCTTTAGCAACAGCATCTTTGATAAGTTTTAAAACTATATCATTTGGAGCGAAGCCACCTTTACCTAAATTAGATAATCGTTTTGCTATCTCGCCACCTTTTTCTTTTTCTTTTCTTAATAGTTCACCAGGGTAGATATGGGGTATATCAAACTCTTTTGTTATAAATTCAGCGTAAGTTGATTTACCTGAACCTGGGCCACCTATTAAAATAATATTCATTACTTCCAACCTTTCGGCATTGTAAAGTTTGCTCTACTAAATTCCATTCTATCTACTAACTTCACAGCGCCAGCAATTCTATCTACAGCAACATATCCTTCTGGTGCTGTTACTTTATAACCAGTTGAAGTTCTTAAAAAATGACCTATACTTTGTATCTCACTCATCTTACTTATTAAAAAGTTTTTAGCGTTTTGTAATGTGACGTGAGAAGCAACAGCCATTACTAATGCATTTTTGTTTCTATCAATATATTTTAAATTCTTTTCTAAAATATCTTTATATTTTTTCTTACCACTATCAGTTTTTCTAGCGTCTATCTCTGCTTGTAAGATATTAATATAATACTCTCTAAACATATCTACAAGATTTCTAACTTTTGCCATATGACCTTGTGTGTTTCTAATATAATAATTAAAGAAAGTTTTTAATCTAAACCCTACACTTAAAGCGTCAGATGATGATTTACTCATCTCATCTAATATTGGACCTGCTTTTGATAATGAACCTTGTGCCATTCTTAACTTCGCATCAAATTGTGTAAGTTCGTTTCTTGTTAACTTCGCAGAACCAGATACATCTCTATAACCAGCACTTGCTAGAAATACGTTTCTTGCTGATCCTCTAACTGTACCAAACCCTGCTGTCATACTATCTAAAGTTTTACCTGAATATTTTGTGTGAAATACTATTCCCATTCTTGCCTTAGAAATTCTTTTACCAATATCTGAATTAACAGGAACAGCATATGTAATAGTGTTAGGTGTAAAAGAAATCATCTTGTCACCGTCTATGTTTATAGATTTTAAATCTGATTGTGTAAATAAGAAGTCACCTTGTATTACGTCTTTGATACCAAGACGACCTAGTTCTCTTAATGCTACGGATAGTTTATCTGCTAAATCACCAGAGTGATTTTTTCTTATATCGCCTGTTGTGTAATTGATTTTTGGATTTTTGTTAAATACTGCTTTTGTACCTACAAAGAATTTACCATTTTCCGGATTGATACCACAGATGATCGCAGGTGCGCCATCCCATTTTACAGTCATATTGACTTTTGCTCGTGAAGAACCAGCGAGCATATCTCTTACTGACTTTAAGAAATTGATAGCATTCTCGCCACCTTTTGAACCACGATTTATTATATCGTCTTCAAGGTGTTCTAAATGTACATTTCTGTCTTTTGTAATAAATCCTTTAAAACTAAACATCTTTCTCTCATTAATTCCATAAACGAATACACTTTACCCATATAAATCAATTGATAATATTTATATTATATACTATTTATGAGAGTTTGTCAAGGACTATTTTAGATTGATTTATAAAGAAATTTGGGTATACCACCCTCTATATGCCATACTTTATGTTTGTTTTGAAATTTAACTAGTTTGTGAGCGTCTTCTTCAAAGAAATATTCTGCTACTACATTCTTTTTTGGATACTCTAAAACTTGCCAAATTATATCACCATTTTTCTTTATCATTCGTTTACGGTAATGTAAGTTTTTTACTGTTTGATTACCAGGTCTTTGATCGCCTTTGTGAAACCTAACTTTTTGTGTTTTTTTCTTTACCATTATAATTTAAAATCAGAAAACTTATCATAACTTTGTTCAGGAGATGGATAATTTTCTTTTACCTTTGTTTGGTTACTATCAACTATATTCTGTGCTGTGTTTTCTACATCATACAATCTCATTTTACTTCTATCAATACCTAGAATAAATGATCTGTTCATCGCAGGGTCATTATATCTATTTTTTAATTGTTTGACTTTCATTTGACCTAGTGATTCAAGTTCTTCATTTGACATTAATGCAAACATAAAGTCAGCAGTCGCTGGTAAACCAAACGATTCTGATGTATCTTCTAAACCAATATCTGTACTTACATAACCAGTTCTAGTTGTTTGTGTTGCACTAAAGATCGGCACATCAAACTCAACAGCGAGACCTCTTAATTCTTCAGCAATTGCTTTAATATAAAAGTATGATGATATATTACCACCTTTAAATCTACTTGATGAACATATGTTTAGATAGTCAATAAAGATAACTTGTGGTCTAAATGATTTCTTTAGAGCAAGTTCATTAAGTAAACTTCTAAAGTGACCACTATGTGCTGACGCAGTAGGATATTCTTTTATAATTAGTTTACCTTTTGTCTTACCTTCTAATTTATTTAATTTATTATCGTATAACTCTTTTGGCATAGCGTGTAAATCATCAATCGTTACATCAAATAAGTTTGCGTCTATTCTTTCAGCGATACGTTCTTCAGCCATTTCAAGTGTAATGTATAAAACATTTTGACCTTGTGTTAAGAAACTTGAAGCACAATGACACATAAACAAAGACTTACCAACACCAGTACCAGCCAGTGCGATATTTAAAGTCTTACTTGGAACACCACCTTTTGTAATTCTATTAAAGAAAGATAAATCAAATGGATAACGTTTTTCTTTTGTATGGTACCAATCAAATCTTGCTTTCGCATCTTCAATATAATCGTGCCCAATATGATTATCAAATGAAACTGCCAACGCATCAGCAAGAATACTAGGTATCGCTTCAGGTGTTCTTTTTTTATCTTTATTATCTAATATCTTAATACCATCAAGTACGGCATTGTGAACTGCTCTATCTTTACAAAACTTTTCTGTTGTATCTAATAACCATTGTAAATCAGTTTCTTCATTTGATATACTAGCGACTAA